CTTGGTATGGACGTTAAAGCTGAAGTTGTTCTTTCTGAAGAAACTCAAGAGGAAAACATTGAGGAAACTCAATTAGAATCTCAAGAGACTGAAGAAGTACAAGAAGAAACTTTATCAGAAGACAAAGTAGAGGAATCTCAAGAGAAAGTTGAATTAGCAACTGCAGAACTTGAGAATGGGACAATTGTTGAGGCAGAAGCTTTCGAAGCTGGTAACGAAATTTTTATCGTTACTGAAGACGAAAGGGTCGCTTTGCCAATTGGCGAGTATTCTTTGGCTGATGGGCAAATTTTGACTATCGAAGAAGAAGGAATTATAGCTTCTATAGGAGCAGCTACTGAAGAAACTGAAGAAGTTGAGGCAGCAGCAGATTACGCAACTAAAGAGGAACTAGCCGAAGTAAAAAAGGCAGTAGAAGATATTGTTACTATGATCGAAGAACTTGGTTATGGTAAAAAAGAAGAAGAAATGTCTTCTGAAGAAACAAAAGAAGAATTATCATCAGTAGAAAAGGTTAAACACAACCCTGAAACAGAAGATAAGGCTGAATTAAATCTCTATGGTCAAAACAGACAATTAGGTGTTTAGATAGAGTAATGAACACAATTTCGAATTTTAACTAATATTAATTAAAAATGGCAAATAGCACAACATCGATCACGACTACGTATAACGGAGAGTTTGCGGGCAAGTACGTGAGTGCCGCTTTACTTAGCGGAAATACATTATCACAAAACTTAATTACAATTAAGCCAAATGTGAAAAAAGCAGAAGTAATGAAAAAAGTTGCTTCTACTGGTATCGTTAAAAATGCAGCTTGTGACTTTTCAGGTCAAGCTGACGCTTTAACTTTAACTGAAAGAATTTTGACACCTGAAGAGTTTCAAGTAAACTTAGAGCTTTGTAAAAAAGACTACGTTGCTGATTGGGAAGCTGTACAAATGGGTTATAGTTACATCAACCAAGAATTACCACCAAAATTTGCTGACTGGTTAATCGGTCACGTTGCAGCAAAAGTTGCTTCTTCAATTGAAACTTCAATTTGGAATGGAACCGATGCTACTGATGGGCAATTCGCAGGGTTTGTAACTACATTAGGAGCAGACACAGATGTAAATGACGTTACAGCTACGACATCTACTGCAGCAAATGCTGTCGAAGAAATCGGTAAAATTTTAGATGCTGTACCTACAGCTGTCTATGGAGCTGATGATTTAACTATTTACTTAGCGCCAAATATGTATAGAAACTATATTAGAGCATTAGGTGGATTTGGTTCAGCAGGTTTAGGAGCTAATGGTACTGATAACAAAGGTACACAGTGGTATAACATGGGAGCTGGTCTTCAATTTGATGGAGTTCAAGTTGTAATGGCTCAAGGTTTACCATCTGATACCGCAGTAGCAGCTGAAAAATCTAACCTGTTTTTTGGAACTGGTCTTTTAAGCGATCACAACGAGGTGCGTGTTTTAGACATGGCTGATCTTGATGGTTCTCAAAACGTAAGAATCGTAATGAGATTTACAGCTGGTATTCAGCATGCAATAGGAGGAGATATAGTTCTTTACTCTTAATAAATAATTGTATAACAAATAAAGAAGGGTAGGTGGTGTATTCTACCACCCTTTTTTTTTAAAACTTAAAAAATATGGCTTGTGATTTAACTCAAGGAAGAAAAGAACCTTGTAAAGACGTAGTTGGTGGTATAAAAAAAGTATACTTTACTGATTTCGGTGATTTTGGAGATGTATCTTATACAGACGAAACAATTACTGATATGACTGGTACTTTTACCGCTTGGGAATACGAATTAAAAGGTAATTCATCTTTCGAACAAACAGTAAACGCTTCAAGAGAAAACGGAACAACTTTTTTTGAGCAAACATTAAATATTACTTTAAAGAAATTATCTGCAGCAGATAATAAAGAACTTAAACTTTTAGCATATGGTAGACCACACATTGCAGTTGAAGATTATAACGGAAACGTTATGGTTATGGGATTAGAC